TACCTCGCCGTTACTCAGCCGGCGCGCTACCCACACGCCAGCTGGTATACCAATGCCTTTTGACTCCTCGTCACGGTACTTTATCTCTACTGTTTCATATTCCATGTTTGTTTTGCCTGTTTGTTAAAATGGAATGTCTGCGATGTTAATGTCAGATACCGGCGCTGGCTCGTCGTAGTTGGCCTGCGGCGCTGTTTGTGTGCTACTACCATCGCTGTTGTTCTTGCCACCGATAAAAGCAAACTCATCTACTACCACATCGATTCTGCTACGGTTATTGCCATCCTTATCTTGCCAGCGGCTCTGGTTAAGTCGGCCAGAGACAAGCAGCGGGTCACCCTTGTGGAGGTACTGCGCAATCGTCTCACCGCCCTTATTCCAGGCTGTACAGTCAATGTATGCAACGTCATCGTTTCGACCGTTTACTGCGAGTGTAAAGCTGGTTACGCTGTGTCCGCTGTTTGTTTGTTTTGTTTCAGGGTCACGGACGAGGTTGCCCATTACCACTGCTTTGCTAAAACCTTTTGCCATTTCTATTGTCCTTTCTACTCTACGGCTACTTTTGTTTTCTTAATCGCTGCTATTGGTGGCAGCATGTCGATGATCTTGTCGGCTAACTCCTCATCGAGCTTGACAGCGTCCTGGTACTTTGTCGATAGCTCGTAGTCTTCTGCGAATGAGTTATACTCACTCACCCAGAAGGTGCGATTTTTGCCAAAGTAACCTTGATATTCAACACTCACGTAGTACTTTGTGTTCTGCCTTTTGTCGAGAGGCGTAGCGGCAAACTCTATGAGAGTATTAAACAGACATTTGCGTTTCTTGGTCTGCAATTTTCTAAACCGGTCAGTGTCGGTATCAATAGCAAATCTGATGTTCTTATCTATATATGCATAGATGTGTTTATCTGAATCGTCGATATAGTAGTAATGTTTATCCTCACCGGCACAAACTTTAAGCCCCATGTCAGCTAGCTGCTGTTCAAGTTCACTAATCGTCATCGTCTACTTTCTCAATCTCAAACTTGCTACCTACGATTTTGCCAACATGCTCTGCAACCGTCTGTGCCCTCTCGTACGAGAACCAAACCGACGCTGAAATATCAATGTCGAGTGCCAGCTTTTCGCCATTTTCGCCATATCCTGCAACGTAAAGCTTGTGGCCTACAAACTCGCTCTCCTCACACATAGTATATACTCGGTAGTCGTTGTCTTCGCGCTCGCTTATCTGCGTACTAGCAAACTCAAAGACTACCGCCAGTAATGCTGTGCCGTCTTTATCGTTAAGGTTACTAATTGGCGAAGGGTATGTATCAATAGTGCGCTCATACCTTCTAGAAATTTTTGCAAAGGTATCATTGCCGCGCACTACATAATACGAATTTACTCCGTACTCTACGTTATACCCTAGGCTTTTTAGTGCCGCCTTAAACTCTTTTATCGTCATAAATTACCTGCCTTGATTTTATAGTTTGTTTTGACTGTTTCGAGATGCTGCGCGATCTTCTCCGCAAACTCCATAGCCTGTAGGTCTGTGAGGCCTTCCACCTTAAACTCGATTGCATCGATAGCGGCCATGATCTTCTCTTTATCTGGCGCTGCCGCTGCCTTGCGAGCTTCCTCGGCTGCTTTAGCTTCTGCCTCAGCCTTGGCGCGCTCCTCTGCTTCCTTTTCGGCACGGAGTCGTGCGGCTTCTGCTTCGGCTTCTGCTTGCTTGCGTCGGGCCTCTGCTGCCTCAGCTTCAGCCTTGGCTGCACGCTCAGCTTCTGCTTTACGCTTGGCCTCTTCAGCCTCTGCTGCTGCCCTGGCGTCTTCGTTTGCCTGCTTCAGCTGCGCGAGTAGTTGCTCGAACTTCTCATCGCTCAAGCTTGTAAGTGTCGGCTCGTACAAGCTAATGTCATCTGTGTACATCATCAGCTTGGCGCGCCGTTCTGCCAGCTTCTCCTCTTGCTGTTTCTTCAAGAGGTTTTCGGCGAACTTCTCTTGATCTTCGAGGTATTTCTCAGCCTCACCGATAATCTTGGCCGCCTCGCGGTTTACAAAGTCGATTGCTTTTGACTGCTTCAGCACGTCAGCCTTCAAAAAGTCGTGTGTCTTTTTGATCTTGACACGCTGGCCGCGGAGTGCAAGCCGCATCTTGCGAGCTTTCTGCATCTCCTCTTTTTGTGATACGTCAGTTACTACAATGTCTTTGTAGCTAGCGAGAATCTCGCCAACTTCTGTGAATGGTGCGCCGTAAGCCTTAATAAGCTGCTCGGCGTCTGTAATCTCCAGCCCCGATTTTACGAGGCCGTCGCGAATGTCTAGCACTTGGCTATTTGTTGCCATCTTTTGCCCCCTTTCTTATTTGTTCAATGTCGCGCCGTACGTGGGCTACTGCCTCACGCCCGTGCGCTGCTGTGTACGCCATCAGCTGTTCAAACAGTTCTTCTGCGTTGGTCACTTCTGGCAAGTCGTTCTTATCTTTGCCAAAGCCTTCAATCACAGTGTCTGCTATGATCAGCATGAGGGCGCGCATCTTTGGGTCTACTTCCACTTTACCCCCTTTGTTTACTATTTTTGTTCAAGTGCGAGCTTTTGGATTTTCTTGCGCTTCCTCAAGTCTGCCTTAATGTCATCAATGACATGAGTAGCTTCGAGCGTCCAAGTCGCACGGTTTTGCATAATGGCAAGGTCTACAATGTCTTCTGCGGTCAAATCAACCTTGCTGTTTTTGTTGTTTATTTGCTCAAGCAAGATAGTGCGAGCTGCTTCGCACGCCATGTACATCATAGCTGCGCGCATTACCTTGCTGCGGTCTTCGATACGGTTTTGTAAATTAGCCATATGGTCTTTACTCCTAATTTTTAATGTTCAAGTTTAGTTGTGTTATGTGTAATAGTTCTTTCTCGCCCTGTTTGCTATCCTTTCGTCTTACTTATCTGCTCTCATTATAGCAAATGCACGACGAAAAACAATAGAAAAATAGATGTTTTTGCTATTTATCTGTGGAAAAGTCGATAACGGCAAAGTCGTCGATCGCTTTGTCTGGATCGCCATTAGTGTATACCATTACGTCTGTATGGATACGGGCCACTTTGCGCACGTTGTTAAAGTTTTTGGCTGCATACTTGCTCGTGTCCATGTTCTCAATAAAGATAATGTGGTTGTATAGGTCAATTTGGCCATTGTACTCATCAATATAGCGCTTGGTAAGGTATGGTATGTCGTTAATAGCGCCGCCGTTCTTCACGTCCGTACGCTCATAGTTGCCAATAGCGATGATAAAGCGGTTAGGCTTCATCTTTTTGGCTAGGTCGGATAGCAGCAGGTCGCTATGCTTATCTTCTGTGTTCATGTCGTACAGCACCAGGTCTACTGTTTTGTCCGGGTGATCGATAAAGTAGCCGGTAATGTCACCGTTTACGTAGGCGAGCCCGCCATCGTCTGGCGTGAGTATCTCGGCCGCTTCGGCCTCTAAATCTGCATCGTTCGCTTGTAGGCCGATAAAGTTATAGCCGTTTTTAGCCGCTACGAGGCCCGGTGCGCCGTTTGTTGGGTTGAGATGCATAATGAGGCCACCTTGCGGACAAAACCACTCATACAGCGTCTGGTACAGCGTGGGGCTACGTTCTCCGGTGTCTACTCCCGACTCCGCCCATAGTTCATCGCTTTTGACCCAATCTAGCTTGCGCCCGTCTATGACAGATTCAGGCATAAGCTTTGTGCCGCTTGGCGATATGAGCCGTTCGGTGTCTAGGTCTTTAATTTCTAGCTTGTCTAGCCGTAGCTCCAAGTAGTCTTGGTCAAACTTTAGCTCGTCTAGAATCTCTTCAAGCTTCAGCTCGTCATAGCGGCCGCTAATAGCTTGGCTATTAAGTAAGACGTTTAGCTTGATCTTGTCGTGCTCGTCTAGGTTAAGACGGATACAAGGCACTTCAGTAAGGCCAGCCGCTTGGGCTGCTCGTGTGCGCTGGTGTCCGCCAATGATCGTGTTGTCATGATTGATAATTACAGGGTCGACGAGGCCAAACGTCTTTATAGACGATACAAGCCCCGCAAACTCGTCTTTGTCGATAATGCGGGGGTTTCTCTCGTCAAACTTTAGCTGGTTGATGTTGATGTGCTCGATCTTCATGGTATCCTTTCTAAAATGATAAAGGCCGCGTGGGACAAGCTGCACGGCCCTTACCTGTATATTAGCACAAACCTAGTTCTTTGGCTTTATCTTTAGCAGCTTGGCCTTTTGTGGCTGTTAGCTGCTTGCTCTCGTCTTCAGTAATAGGCTCAACGATGTAGTCGCCAGACGCTCCGGCAATCTGATCAATCACACATAGGCCGCCAGAGTGGCCAAGCACAGTGTTGTTGTAGACAGTTACGCGTGCCTGCACTGGTTTGCCGGCGAGGAACTTCCAGCCTTTCTTGGTGACAATCCAGGTGCGTGGGACATGTGCCCCCTTGGCGTCCTTAACTTTTGCTACAAGCCCGTGCAATCTCAATTTTGCTGTTTGTGCCTTAACAGAAAATGGACGGTCAACATCTGCCATATCTACATAGCGTGGGTTGCTTTCTTTTTCGCTAGCCTGCCGACACGTAATGCGGGCCATATCTTTTAGGAGATACACCATGCTTGGTGTAATTTTGTACTTATATAGTTGGATTCTACGGCCACAGCACTTACACACTCCGTCATTGTCGCGTGCTTCAAGGATTGCTTTTACCGTAGTTTCAGTTTTGCCCGACATGTTACATCTTCTCCAGGTAGCTATCTACTAGTGCTTCGTTCAGCATTTGGTCTACGTCGTCCCACTCTTGCTGTTCTTGCTTGCGTCGGTTGATAAAGTTTTTGATTGTGTTGATGATACTCATTTGGCTTTTGTCCTTTCGCCTTAAGTTATTGATAGTTTCAGTATATATGCTCGACGTTAGAAAGTCAACACTAATTTACAAAAAAGCCCAACTTTTATTGTTGGGCGTTCTCCTCGATCCACTTTTTGATAAAAGCGTCGCGCTCTTGCTTATTAGCCATACGTTTGTAGTCGTGGCCGCACTCTTTGCGCCAAGCCTTATTAGCCTCTGCCTCAGGCCCTTCGCTGCGGTTGTCTTTCTTGCCGCCCATAGCGAGGCGCTGCTCAGGACGGACTACTGGCCCTTCTGGTTTTGTGTAGTCGATACTCGCCAGTCGTCCTTTGCCTAGGTAGTGCACCTGTCCTTTTGCATCTTGGATGGCTACCATCCCCGCATCTGCTGCTAGTTGACGGATTTTGTCAGGTGACTGCTCCATCAGCTCAAATTTTTCACCTTCATAGGTTGTAAGTGTGTATGGCATTGTGTTTTCTCCCTTCTCTTTTAGTATACCTTATACTTACGTTGTTGCTCTTCTCTCATACGGCGCATACCGTTCTCGATAGCTTTAGCTTTATGGATTATGTCCAACTCATTGCCAATCTCTGGCTTGTACTGGTAGCTCCATGACTGGTAATTAATGCGTAGAAAGTCAAAGTACTTGATACACCAGTCATCACCTCGTACGCTCTCTAGGCGCTTTACGTGTTTTTGTGCTGTTGCGTTGTTCTTGATAGAGATGCCAAGCGCCTTGGCTGCGTCATAGAAAGCCTTTAGCACAGGGTCATAGCCTTTACGATCGCTTGTACGCGGTGTAGCTAATGGGCTGTCCGCCACAGATGCTGGTACGTTCTGTTGAACGGTTGCTACAGCGCCAGTTTGCGTCGACGTATTAGCGGGCAATTGTTGTGCTTGTATATTCTGTTGTTTTTGTGCTTCCTCTTCTGCTTTTCGCGCATCTGATTCAGCGATTACCTCCATTTCTAGTTTATGATACAAATTACCGTCTATGACGTTGCCGCGGCGGTCGTAATTGTCGGCTTGGATATTCTTTGTCTGTAGGGCGCACTGTTCGGCTGCTGTAAGTTCACGAGGTGCTTCGGGTATGGTGACTACTTGGCTTTCATTGTTTTCTTTCTCTAGCTCTTCATCTTCAACGACTGTAGTTTTGTCACCAGTTATCATGTTTTCATACTTTTTGGCGTTTTCATAATCGCCCTTTTTACGCAAAGTAGCAATAAATGCCCATTGTGTATCTTCATCTTGGCTAATAAAAGCCTCGTCACGGTTTTTGGTCTTTTGTTGCTCTCTATACTCTTTAGCAAAGCTAGTAGTCTTTTTGTCCCCATCAAGCTCTCCGTCGTACTCGCGCTCTTCAGCAGTCGGCTCGCTATGCTCTACGTCGTCGTAATCGTATGCGTTCTCTTCTGTTTGCTTCTCTTCTGTTTTGCGGATATACTGCCGCTTGGTCGGCTTAAGCTGTGTACCATCTGGCAAGCGCACTTGTCTAGCCTCTCTATCTACCTCTAGTAGTGGGTAGATACCCTTGCGTTTCTTCACGACACCATGGCCGTAAAGGTCTACTCTGATCCAGCCGGCCATCTTAAGCAGGCGCAAGTGATTTTTAATCGTCTTAATGCTACACTCTTGCCAATCAGCCAGCTGCTCATTAGTCGGGTGTGCGTAGCCCTTTTTACGAGCTAAATACTCGATTAAACAATATAGGTTTGCAATTGTGTCATTACATCGTCTACCCTCAGCTAGTTCTGCGCCAATCATAGGTCGGTAGCCGTTACGGTAAAACATCTTTTCTTCTGGTATGTCCTGTTCGTACATGTTTGGTTTGCCTTTCTGAAAACGAAAACCGCCTACCGAGATAGAACTTTGCTTGATAGGCGGTAAGCGGTTTGCGTTCCCGTTCTATCTAATCTATCAAGCTGTCTTAAGTATAGCGCGATCAACAAAATAAGTCAACAACTTTTTTACTCTTTTTTACACACCGCCAGCTTGCTGGCACGCTCCCGCGCAGGGAGCGTAATAAGGGTGTTTTGTGACACGCCAAAAAATTGTGGCGCAGATGCTTGTATAAGATGCTTGTAATGATGCTTTATGTGCTCTATGCTTATGGGCCCCAGATTTACCCTATAGTGTCCCCAGATTTACCCTATAGTGTCCCCGCAATTACCCTAAGTGTCCCCAGATTTACCCTATAGTGTCCCCAGATTTACCCTATAGTATAAAAAGCGAAGTTAAAAAATGTAGACTTTTTACAAAAAATCTATTGACTCTCAACGTCGTGCATGCTACTATAAGACAAGCTAAAGATTAAAAGAAAGGACAAAATCAATGGCTAAAAACACTAACACAACAAACACAAATATTATTAATAAGGTTACAAAACCATTCGCAAAGGGCCTTACCATCCTTGACTTGGTAGCCCGCCTCGCACTTGGTATTGCAGTATGGTTTGTGCCAGTTCCTAAATTCATGGTATACGCCGCTACGTTCTTGGGCGCTGTTGCAGCCTTCCAAACAGCTGCTATGCTATGGAAGGCACAAAAATAATCACCTAGTGCCGTATGAACAACAATTATAGGTGGGAAAGGATGACGGACAGCTTGAAAGCTTTAACCGGAATCATAGCAATACTATTAGCCTTAATGGCAGTACCTAACATCAACAAATCGGCAGCCTCGACAAAGTACGAAGCGACGCCAGAAAGCAAAGAGCAGCAAGGCCAGATAGCCAAGCGGCTAGAAAAGCTTGGAGTAGAGACGCGCCAACAAATAGAGGCTAAAGCCAAGATTGACGCAGAAAATCGAGCCAAAGAGGAAGCGCAACTACAAGCCAAGCTAGCCGCAGAAGTAGAGGCTAAAGCGTGGACAGTGTCTACCTCGCCTCATGCTAAGGTATCAGTGGCTCGCATTAATGAGACGCTGGCAATCCTACGCGAGCTAGGACTCACCAAGATGGGTGCGGCCTACCTTGTCGGCAACTTTATCGCTGAAAGCTACGTAACGCCATGTGGCGTACGAGGCGACGGCGGAGTAGCAGACGGGTTGGCGCAATGGCATCCTGGTAGGCGCGTAGACATGCCTTGTGGCTTGCGTGAACAGCTCGTATGGGCTGTAAACGTAGAAATGCCACGAGACGCCGCGAAGGGCGGGTATCCTAGCCTAGCGAGCCGCTTGCGTGATCCTAATGAGACGCCACAAGGTATCTTGCTAGGATTTAAGCAGTGGGAGCGCTACGGGCTCGAGGGTAACCGTGCGGTTTACGCCAAGCAGGTGTACGAGTCGCTCGGTAAGTAGATAGCCGAACAAACAACGAAACAGCCACTATGCGAGGGTGGCTGTTTTGTATTGGTTCGGTTATTATATGAGTATGGTATTATTTAATAATTTTAGAGTTTAATAAGGGAAGTAACGAAATGGATATACCAGACGGAGCTTTTAACTGGAAAACAAACGGGTACACTCCCGTGTTCAATGATGAATTTAAAGCACCAACATTAGACAGATCAAAATGGCAAACGATTGAAGGCGGCGAGATTGTAACGCAGCGCAAATCGTATATGGACTTTAACACTAACGGTCGCATAGAAGACGGTTCGGTTGTGTTTAAGGCCACGAGAGAAGCCGGCAAAGTAGTCAACGGCACAGCATACGACTTTTTCTCGGCCGCTATCCAGAGCGTCAAAAAGTTTTCGGGTGTTCTATACTTTGAGGCGCGCATGGCGCTGCCGACCAAATCTAGGTGGATGTCCTCGACATTCAAACTTGTGCCGACAATTCCAACAGAATATAATAGCTGGCTAAAGCGTATGGAGGTTACTATTACCTCATCACCACAAGATGATGGTAGTTTTATTGCTTGTGAGTACGTTTGTGGCGGTACAGCTCGCGATAGCTTTATTACTGGCACATTTAAAAAGCAAATTATTGGCGTAGATAGCTTTCACACGTATGCCTTCTCAATTGAAGAGGATCGCATAAAATTTATCTACGACGGTGAGGTTGTTCTGGAAAAGATCATAGCAGGCGAAACTATCAACGGTCAAATCATGGTGGGCGCTAAACCGTTTGATACTGTTGAATGGCAGCCACACATCGGCCTAGAGTTTCGCGGGCCGTGGATTGCTGGCCTAGCGGAGATGCTGCCTCAAGAGATGAAAGTGGACTATGTCCGTGTCTTTGTACAGGGCGCAGAGGAAGAGGAAAAAGTGGGCAACACTATCAGAGGTAGAAAGATGCGGCTCATTCAAGGATAGAGTTATCCACAGCCTATAGAAAAATACCGGCAAAAAGTCGGTATTTTCTATTGCATTATGCACGACGTTGCGCTATCATAAGTACATAAGCAAACGGGGCGAAAGCAAGACGAACTTTGCAACTTAACAATTAGGCTAGAAACCAAATTTAAAAGAAAGGATAAAGTAATTATGGAAACTAAAGTAATTGCGACTATCGGCAAAATTGCCGCTATAGTCGGGTGTGCAGCGTCACTTACGCTGGCCTACATGGCAATCTTACAATTTAATATTTTGGCTGTGTTCTTTATTGCAGCCGCATCATTCAACGTTTGGCTATTCTGTGAGTGCGACGTAAACGACAAGCTCGCAAGGAAGGTGGTACGATAATATGCCGTTGCTGATTATTATTTTGCTACTTCTCTTCTTGCCAATTATCGCTTGGCCGCTGCTACTCTTCTTTGCAGTGGCGTTTTTAGTCGGATACGGCGGCACGACAGTTTCAGACTACATTGCGAAGCGCAACCCAAAGTACGCAGCTTGGCGTGAGAAGCGAAAGGCAGAGAAAGAGAAAGCCCAAATTGAATGGGACGCTATCAAGGAAGCTATGCGACTTGACAAGGAAGAGCACAAGCGCAAAGTGCACGAGCGAGCACTGGAGATTAACCGTGGCATCAAACAACGCAAATAAGGCAAAGATTAGGATAAAGCTTAAAGTATACAGAGAGCAGCTATACTACATGGCAGAAGCGCTGGAGCTTATAGACGACAAGCTACACGGCGATAGCGCCAACGAATATGTTGCAAACGCTATCGGCAATATCGATAAAGCGCGAAATATGCTTTCTCTGGCAGTCGAAGAGCTTGAAACAAAGAAACATAAAGGGGAATAAATGAACTACAACACACCAAACCTAAATCAAGAAACAAATGACAAGTGGGCGCAGTTCGACACGCTAAGTGATCACTTGCGCGGACATTGTAAACACCAAACAGAAGAGAGTATGAGCGAGTACAAAAAGCGCATTGGGCAAGGTAATGACATGATGGTAGACCAACTAGCATTACCACGCGACACATTCAAAGGCAACACAGTAGAGCTACACGACTGGCAAGCGCCAGAGGCTGAGCCAGTCCAGCCCGCAATGTTTGAAATGCAAGAGGTTGTGGACGGCCTGCCCGAAGAGGAGTTGCAGACCTATAAGGATCAGATGCTTGCAGAGATTAGCGACCGTGAAGCTATCGTGGATGCAATCAACCGCCGGCTCGACACCGTGCAGGCACAGCAATACACACGCGGCGTACGCAGTGCAATCACCAAGCAAGTGAAAATGTAATGTACAAATACACAATCATGTTTCGCCAGCGCCAACGCGAAAAGCCACGAGAGTTTGTGACTGAAGCGGAAGGCGCTCGCGAGGCGCTCAAAAAACTTGAACAACAAAAGGGTATGATTTTCTCATACCGCATAACAAACGTAGAAAGGATCAAAAGTGCTTGAAGACTTGAGAAGCCTTGACGGCGAAGACAGTGTAAAAACTGTAGACCAGGCAGTAGCGCTGCTTGGCGAGGTTCAGGACTGGCTCATTAAAGAGCTAGCACGGCCACAGTATTACCGAAAGCAACTAGCCGAAGCAATCACAGACATTGAAAAGGCTATAGACTTAACAATTGATTATGGCGAGAAGATGGGGGAGTGGGAGTGAAACAGCAAATTTTAGAAGTGCTCGACAAGTCGACTAACAATGGTATGAAGGCCGACGAGATTATGGAGATTGTCCGTAAATGGACGGTTGATAATCTAAATGATGTTCTTTGCGACGGTAAAGATGGCGATATTAACGCGCCGGCATTTCTTGACGATATAAAAATATTTATGATTGGGAGGTTACGATGAGTGAGAAATGGCGAGGCAGTGCACTGTGTGCACAGACAGACCCGGAAGCTTTCTTCCCGGCAAACAAAGCATACGCTGATGAGTACAACGGATACAATAACTACAACGATGCACGCAAGATTTGTGCAGAGTGTCCAGTAAAAGGCGAGTGTTTGGCAGATGCACTGATGGCTGGAGATGTAGAGTACGGCATGCGAGGCGGGCTAACACCACGGGAGCGTATGGGCATCTTAGCAACAAAGGTGGCGATGTATGAGTAAAGACTATATAACCACACTAGAGCTGATCGATGAGCTAACGGCGGCTGGGTTTCAGGCGCTCATACAAAATGAGCCTCATGGCGTGTTTGTGAACGTGTACGATGATAGCTGGGGTGCTGGCAGTGTGCAAGTAGACAATGTATATAGTATGAAGGTGACGACTAACACAGCACCAGACTATCGGAGGTACGTGCTTGATATGTTATACAGATACGCATCAACACCGCTAGATAAGCGAGATGAGCCGCTGTATAAAATCGGCATCAAAGATACTACACTATATCTCATACATATCAACGATAGAGAGATGACAGTTACCGAAAACGAAAAGGCCGCCAAGGCTTATAGAGGGGCAAAGGCAGACGACATTATCGACTCGCTAAAAGAACGTGGCGTAACCGCATTTGCAAAGGAAGTTAAAAATGTTACTGACTAAATACAAAGTACAAGAGCTAGTTGATAGCATAGAGATTGGCGTAAAAGAGCTAGAAGAATATTCAGGAATTAAATTGGATGACGATAGTGCCACCTTGGTTGGCAACGCAATTGAGATGTTTAAAGATAAAATAATAGACGAACTGGGGAGGCTATAGATGATCCAAGACGTGAACAAAGCCACTGGTGAGCTGGTAGAGTTAGACGCTAGCACGCCACAGTCTGCCGCTGTCGCCTACGAGTATCTAACACAGATGGAAGCGATGGCACGGCGGATGAAGCAACACATCAAGCAAGATATGTTGGTGCGGATGGGAGACGATGAAGAGCTGGACGCCGGCAACGGTTACGTCTTTAAGTTCTCTAGCCGCGCTAGCAAGTATGTCTACGACAAGCCAACGCTTAAGAAATATCTGGATGAGGACGCTATGGACTCTATCAGTGTGGTTGACGTGAAAGCGGCAGACAAGCTTGTAAAAGAGCTTAAAGAGTCCGGCGTGCTAAGCGATGATGAGATTAAAGAGCTTAACGACGCCAAGTATGTAGAGAATTACACGAGCGTGTTTAAGTTGGAGGTGCAGTAATGCATCTACGACTATTCAAAAAGCGAATCAAGCAGTCACTGAACTGGAAAAAACTACCAAGTAACCTTAAGCCTAGATATATTCTAGAAGAAATGGAGAGCTATGCAGAGAAGGCCAAAAAGCGCAAAAGCAGAGGCAAGCATACACGCACGGGTAGCGGATCACATCAAGATTAAGTGGCCGTTTGTGGTGTTTCACACAGACTATGCGGCTGGCCTTAAGATGACTATAGGCCAGTCCGCACAGAACAAACGGCTACAGAGTGGGCGTGGCTATCCAGACTTAACGATACTAGAGCCCGTAAATGGCTTGCACGGCCTCCTAATCGAGCTAAAGCGCGAGGACGTGCATTTGTACGCCCGTAGGAGCGGTAGCAAGGTGCGAGAGGGTGACTATAAGGTGCGTAAGGCTGGCGACTGGGCAAACAGGCACTACGAAGAGCAGGCGGCCATGCTGCTGGAGCTACTAAAGCGTGGCTACTACGCTACGTTTGCTTGCGGCTACGATGAGGCGGCAGGAATCGTTGATAAATATCTATCTGGGGGTATACATACCAAGCACCGGTTTGAACTGGTACGAGAGTATGAGATGGTATTTGAAAACTACAAAATAGACACTAACAACAACGAAGAGGTATTTTAATGACACCAGGGCAGAAGCGAGCCAAAAAGCTGCTAGATAGCGACCCTAACTACTACAAAAAGATGGCAGAAAAATCAAAACAATCACAAAAACGATACAAAATGAACACAAAAAAGGCGACGATTGCGGCATGGAAGCGGTGGCACAAAGATGAGCCGCTGCCAGAATGGATTGAGCAAATGGCTGAATAAAAACAGCCATTTCGCTTGACTTATGCACGACGTTGATATAAAATAGAGATGTAATATAAAACGAAAGGACAAGATATGGCTGAAACACAACAGCTAAACCTTTACCAAAAGCTTGCCAAGATAACTGGTGAGATTGGGGTTATTGCCAAAGATGGTAATAACCAACAACAAAAGTATAAATATATCGAGTATGAAACCATTGCTGGTAAGTTCCGTGAGTTATTTAGTAAGTACAATGTGGTGCTTATCCCTAGCATGGTAGAGCAAGAGCGCACGAGCATTACGACGGCCCGCGGCGCGTCTGGTGTAAGCACTGTATGCCACTTTGAATTTACAGTGGTAAACGCCGACAAGCCAGATGATCGTTTTGTTGTTAAGTGGCAGGGCGAGGCAGCGGACTATGGCGATAAGGCCACTAATAAGGCAGCCACGGCAGCGGTTAAGTACTACTTGATGCGCCAGTTTAATATCAGTAGCAAGGGCGACGAAGACCCGGACAGCCAGACGCCAGAGATTGCGACAAAGCAGCAAGCACCACAAAAGCCAGCAATGGCTAGCGTGCGCCAGATTACAGCGGTAAGTAAACTGCTCGCAAATAAGGGTGTTACAAACGGTGAGGATCGCAAAGCTATCTTGGGTGCTGCTATCGGCGGTAAAGGTGCTGTGCTTGATCCTAGTAAAATCACAGTGGTTAAGTTGAAAGAGGTGGAGAACCGTATCAACAACGCTACGCTCGATCAACTACTAGCATCAATCGATAAACAACCAGAACAGCCGGCGGTAGATGAGTTTGACGCGCCAGTTGATTTTGATAACATACCGGAGTTTTAGTAATGGTAGACAGCAGACAATGTGCAGATATGGCAAAGCGGGTATTAAGTATGTATACCGAACCCCTTCCATCCCCAAAAAGTAACGTAAACGTCCAAATAAAGCAGTTTAAAGACGGTAAATGGGGTTGGGTGGTGTATGATGGCTCGCTGGAGCTTTCGCACTCCACACGGCCTTACGAGACGAGCCAGGACGCCTCAGATGGCGCTGTGCGGTACTTGCATTATCTCGGCCGGCACGTCCTTGCGGCGCTCGGCTACACAAACAAAAAAGCATCATATCACGGTAACTACTCGGAGAAAATATAATGACTATCACAATCGATTTTGTAAAGCTGTTTGTGTGGTTTTACCTCATCTGTACTATAATCACGGGTGTAACTTATACATTCAAAATTTTAAAAGCAGAGTCAAAGGGCGAGGCTATAGGTAATGCTATTGGCGTTATCATCATAGCTGTTGCTACATACCTGCTCGTAAAAGCATACCTATAGTTATCCACAGGTAATGAACAAAGCCGGCAATAATGTCGGCTTTTTCTATTGCATTATGCACGACGCTAGCGTAGTATAGAAACATAAAGGTAAACAGAAAGGACATATAGCTTTGACTATCAAAGAACAAATACGCCGTGGCGTGCTACATACGGCGCGCTTTATGCAATACGCACAGGTAGAAGATAAGGGTGGCGTGCTTTATTTCAGGTCAGAGGGCGAGATTGTCGACATGTACGACTATAGCGACGCCGCCAAGCAAATAGAGGCTGAAATGGACGAACACCAACTAAATAAAGCCACGGTGTACGTAGACACAGAAGAACACTTTACCGTTATCAGAGGCTAGAAAATGGGAAACCCCTGCTGTCTTCTACATCAGCAGGGGTGAAAAGAGGGTAAAGTGGTTGTGGAAACCAAGGTACTTGGAAGGCCGAAACCCTCCACTAGCTCAATTATAGCACATGATCATTTTGAATCAATAGAAAGCCCCGCCGGAAACACAACAAAACGGCGGGGCGTGTGCCTGGTTGGAGAAAGGACGAGACAACCAGGGCTGCGACGTACCCATAGGGGGGCGAATAACTCAAACGTCGTACCTCTATTTTACCAATGGCAGTGTGATATACACAACTACTTGATATGGAAAATAGACTGGATAGCTTTTACAAGCCATTGCACCATACCATGGATAGATACAAGCAGCTTGCGGTTCTCCTCTACCTTGTCGTCCTCTTTAGCTTCTGGCTCGGCTGGAGTCTCTGGCATTTCAGGCTCAGGGACAGCGGCACGGTTTTGGCGCTCAGCTTCTGCGGCCTTTGCCTCTTCTGCGGCTTTAGCTTTCGCTTCTGCTCCCGCACGAGCTTCTGCCTCGTGAGCTGCTCGGGTCACAGCCTCTTGGCGCTGTCGGTACTCCTCAGAGGCCAGCAAATCGCGCTCAATTGCGCCGTAGTCCCAACCTTGGGCAATCTGCCCTCGGTAGTGCTTTAGGCCTTCCTCGTCCGCCTCACGGCCTAATACGCGCTGGTAGATGCGGTTAATCTCATCCATTTGGCTCTGGATAGCCTTACGACCGGCCTCTGCTTCCTCTTCGCGGCGTTGGCGTACAATGCGGCCCTCTTGTGAGTTAGCCAAATCCTCTTCGATTTGCTGCCAGTTCCACCCGGCGTCGATCTGCTTAAGGTAATGGCTCTTTGCGCCTTCGTCTACATCACGGCCAAGCACCTTGTGGTACAAACCGTTGAGATGGTTAATCTCTGCGCTACGGTCACGAGTGCGTACGATATTCTCAACGTAGCTACGGACACGGTAAATGTTGTAGCCGCCAATACGCCATGGTGCGTTGATAGGTGATACATTAGCGCTGTAGACAGTGCCTACACCGTAATCAGCAGTGCGTTGGCCACTAGCGCTTACATTCTCCTCAAACACAGTACCATCACCCATGTAAACACCAATGTGGCCGTAACCGCCACCATCATATGGCCAGACGATAATATCGCCACGCTTAAGGTCACCTACACGGTCAGCGATACCTTGCGCTACGAGTGTGTTGCCAAAGTCTTTAGCGTCACCACGAGCGGCAAATGGCGCTGGTACGTTCTCGCACATTTCAGCCAAAAACCACTTGATGAGGCTAACACACTGTCCAGTTAGCACACCTTCGGTGTTATCAGACAGCCCAGCAGGGAAAAAGATGCCAATGCGCTTGCTTGCCCAGTCTTGTGCGTTTGCATCTACTGCCATTATTTAGCCTCCGTGCTCTCATCGTCAGCGTAGAAAGCTTTGTACAGGCCCTCTGCTGCGTTCCAAGCGTAGCTAATAGCACCACTCCAGGTAGCAAACAGGCCCATGCTTGGCAGAAAACCAATGTCAAAAAGCTGCTTCTCAAGCCCAGGCACAGCCAAGAGGCCAAGCGCTGCGGTCAATACAGCGAGTACGACCTGTAGGCCAGTACGAACTGCGCGCCCAAGTTTAGTGTGTTTGTTAAGTAGTTGTTTTGCAAATTCCATTGCAAACCTCCGTTTAATTAAATTGTTATGCAATTAGGTTGGTGGTCAATCTTGTATAAACGCCTGTACGCGCCGTTCTGCTCACTTGGATATTTCCAGGCAATCCATGATGTTTGATTGCCAGAGTTATCTTTAACATCCACACAAGCTAACACAGGGCTTTGGCCATCTGCGCCGTTCGCCCCGTTTACTCCGCTCAAGCCTGCTGCGCCAGTCGCTCCAGTCGCTCCGGTAGCTCCAGTCTCACCCTTACACTTACCGTTCGCACAGTACCGTGCCACGGCTGCGGCTACCTGCTCGTCAGATGCGTTTTTACCGTCACTCCCCTTACAATTCCCGCTTGCACAATATGATGCTACAGCAGCGGCTACTTGTGCGCTAGTGGGCGACTCCGAACACTTATTGGTGATACAGTAGGCTTTAACCGCCACAGCAATTTCTGTAGCGGTTGGTGCTCTACCATCTGCCCCGTCTTTACCGGACGTACCGATAACCGAACCGACGTTGCGAGCCTCTCCGTCAGAGTAGTAGACGACTAGATTGCCGTTTTTGTCTACTTGGGCATTGGTGATGCTAGTTACTGGCTTTTCTACCTTAGCCCCACCACTTATAGTGACAGATTGGCCGGGTTGGAGTGTAAGGCTTTTAAAGAGTGTGTAGCCACTAAAGGCCAGGCTAAATATCATAGCCACTGATAGCGCTTTAAGCAGCTTATCCCTTTTTAACCACTCTACGGCGTGTCGTACCTTGCTCATCGTAGCAACCCCCCGCTTCCCCTGCTCAGCAGCGCGATCGCTATGGGAATAAATGAGGTAATCACAGCCCCGACTACAAGGCGAAACAGCCAGCGGTTACGGTCTCTCGCGTCGGCTGCGTCGGCCTTCAAGTCTTTAATCTCGCCATTAAGCTCGCGTATCTGCGACTCAATGTCTTTTTTGTACAAGTCGAGCGCGTAGATAGGCACAAAATTACCCTCTTTGCGCGCCTCGTGCTTCTGTATAGCGTCGTCTATAGCCTCTTTAACCTCGTACTTATTCATGGGCTCTAAATCGCTCATCGCTTGGTGTACTCCATAATCACTAGGGCTGTGCCATCCGACCGGGTATTGTAACGGAGTTGTTGCACACCGTTATAGACTGCGAGCTTTGCTTGGAAGTACTGCAAGTTCGGGGCTGCCGGGTTGGTGTAACCGTTCGGATAGCGCTCACCATTAGCCATGTTAAGAACAGCATCAAAATTAATGAGGCTATCCACCATAGCAAATGTACCGTCGGCAAAGCCGTTTTCTGCGCCATTGCCAACTGTGTTAAATCTGAACACTTTGCGGTAGATTTGCTTGCCGTCGATAAATGTTTTGTGGGTGTTAATTTCGCTTGTGGAATACTTATTTTCATTAAATTGTGTCCAATCGATAGCGCTACGGCCGATACTACTATCACCGTAACCCTTAAAGTTGATTGATTTGTCTTTTATAAAACGGCCGTCAACAAAGCCTGGCGACGCAAAGTCACGAATATCGACACACTTAGCGTAGGTAATCTGCGTAACGCCAGCGTCCACGCGCACCTTAGATAGCCCGATAAATGGGTTACCAGCACCTACCGCGGCTTGAATCTGGCTTTCGCTAGCACCTTGCGGGTTGCTTGATGGCGCACCCTGCACAACCATAAGCTTGCACATGTTGTTACTGTTGTTGGTCACACCGGTTGATGGCGTTACCTTCATGTCAACGTAAAGCACCACAGTATCGATACGCGGGTTGCTCGTGTTAGCGGTTGGTATAGTTAGATTTTCTGGCGCGTCTAATCCACAGTAGACACGGTACATCTTACCACCGCTGTTGCGTGGTAGGGCTGCGATACCGCTATCTACCTTCACAGACATGCCCGGAGTGTCGGTAGGCGTCACTACGAGTCCACCGATCACATCGCCCTGGATATGCCAGCTGAAGCCAATCATGTGGCCGTACTCGTCGGTCTTGCCTCCGTCTCGGTTAAATACAAGTCTTGTCATTATGTGTAATCCTTTCAGTTTATATTGTAGTCAAAATATTGATCTTCAGCGAGCCCCTACCAGCAGCGTACAGGTAGAATTTGCCACGCCAGATGCCATTATTGCGTCTATTGCCGTCTAATACGATCTGCCAGCGCTGTACGCCGTCTATTGGGCGTAATCGCTGTACGTGATGATCTACTGATCGTTCGGCGTCGTGCGTCTCAGACTTGACGACAAGACGGTACACGAGGCTACGTAGCCCGTCCCTGTCTAATTCCTTTGGCACAAAAGTAACGTCAATGACACGGTCATTAAACCCTACGTTATCCAAATCCACATCCCACCTGTTGCCGCTCTGCACAATACTTGTGCGCACACTATCACTGCCAAAGCCCTGCTGCCCTAGCTTTATCTCGTCGCGGAATCGTCGCAAAGCGTTGATACGCTGGTAAAGACGATTAGCCGTCATCAAATCTAGTCTAGACATGCTCTACCACTCCTACCTCTACATTATCGTTTGCTACTATGTATACTTTCATACTCACAGTTTGGCCGGCAGTGCCTGTGACGCCTACAAGCCACTCAACCTGGTTTGTGCGGTTAGACACAAGCGGTAAGGGCTGTATGATACGCTTAAAGAATTGGCCAAACGGCTTTGTCTTCTGGTCTGTCTCATACACAAGCGTGCCGTCAGGATACCGTGCCTCAAAAATAATGTCGGCGAATAGCACATCACTGTGCTTTGCGGTAGCTGTAACACGTAGGAATTTAGCACCGGCATTGCCAAACTGTCCACCTCTAGGCAATGGCCCTTGCCAGTCAGCTACGGCGTTAGTACTGCTCTCGGTAAAGCGCATGTTGTCGCCACTTATTATCTGCGACTCTTTAATCTCGGCCATCTCTGTTTCTAGCTCTGATAGTATAGCTTCGAGCCTCTCGCTCGGCAGCTCGCTCATTCTCTCAACTGTCATTTTACCGATACCTCTATATAGCCGGCGCACGTACCGCGCACTCGTACTTTAAAGCGAAGGCGGCAGATATTGCCGGTGTTTAGTATAAGTGTCTTCCATCGCGTCTTTAGCGGATCGCCTGCTAGCGTCTCGTCAATCTCCATGAGTTTACGCACGGTTACGGCAGCACCGTCACTGTCCTCATAGTACAGGCCACCCTGTATCGAGCTGTATTGCGGAAAGCTCCACGCGTCCTGGTTTATCATGCCCATATACATAAACATGTAGCCATTTACGATAGGCTGCGTCTGTGAGCCGTTACCGGTAAACGTTACCGTAATCTCTCGTGAGCCGTTAGGAATCGTGCCGTCGTAATCCCATGTACGGCCCGTCTCGCTCTCGTATGTACGCACACCGCTCTTGCCAGAGGTAGGCTGTGTATACTTTAGCTCTCTAAAGTCAATCTGTAGCTGCCTCAGCTCCTCATACAAAGTGTTTTCAGATAAGCGATCAAGTCTAGTCATCGTCTTGATCCTCTTGGATCTGCGGCATTGTAAAGTCATCTAGGTAAACTTCTATCTGCTCTTCAAAACCGTTGTCATCCAGATGTACCTCGATCTTTTGCACCTGGTACACCTTATTCAGCCCCTCAATCATGCTGTGGCCGCTTGTGCGCACAGGTATGTAGTCGCCAACCTTGATGTAGTTTGTATCAAACTCACGCCCGGTCACAGTGATCTTGGGAATCTCAAGCATGGTAGAGTACTTGGCCACAGCAGCGGCAGTGTTCTGATTAAGAGTATTTTGCTCTTTAACACTGTTAAACGTCACTACCTTCTCGCGTGTGTAATAGGCATTGACGCTCAGTGGGTCACTCTGTACTGATACGATTTGATCGTCACCAAAGCCAGAACCAAGCCCCCAGATTTTGTTATACACACTAGTAGCCGAACGTTCGATGGTTGCGCTCTTTACGTTGCCTTCAGGGCCTCCTACGACAAATTCAATGTCTGTACGTGGCGAGCCAAAGGTGGGCAGTGTGTAAAACTTTTTGTCGGGAGTAACCCTTACATCAAAATTACCATCGATAAGGTTGGTGAGCTTTAGTATCTTATCTTTAACGTCGGCACGCTTGTATGTACGGTCACGTAGCTTGCCGGTCATGTATTGCCCCTCGTGAGGCGCTTCAATACCCATGTCGCCAGCGCTGTCGCTCTGGATACGGCGCACAAGGTCAAGCGCAATCTCTGCGGCGTCCGTTTGGCGGTACTCATTGGTTACTAAGCGGTCTTTAAGCATGTTAAGGTAGCCAGTTACACGTACCTCAATGTCAGCCTCTTGGTCGATCTTGATGGTAGTAGACGTAACTTGGCCGCCTACAATGTACACACCATTACGCTTTACCCGCACGTCTGTCTGCAATGGGTAAAGCAGAGACTGTGGAGGCGTACCGATGCTAGCACAATATCGCTCAAACTCGTGTAGGTCTACCATAAACTCGATAGTGTCAGCTTCGTTGCGCTCAGTAGAGTAGCGCCGGTTTTTACAGAGGTGGGTAATGTCTGCAAGCTTCTGGCCATTCTTGTGCCATAGCTCAAATGCGTACTCGCTGCTGTGTTTAAAGTCCATGCTATACCCCCATGAAACCGTTACGCCACTCAACTGTAGCTACTACTGTGTCAGCACCGCTTGCGCTCTCCAGCCTAAATACGTTATCGCCAGGCTGCAAGCTAAAGAACGTGCTTTGGTCGCTCAGCTTGTCAAAGATATTACCGCCGTTTAGCAACACGCTGCGAGTACGGGTATCAATGACAACTTCGCTGCCTTCGGGCGCGCTAAAGCCAGACAGCTGCACAAGCTTGCCTGTGGTCACATTAATTAGTGTTGGGTCGGTCATGCTGCCCTTAAACTTGATCACAGGCTTAACCGGAGTGTTACCGTTGTTACGCGCTGTAACCTCGCCGCTACCAGATTGCCAGCTAACAGGTAGCACGTACGGGAATACGTAACCACCGCCGCGCTGCTTGCCAACCTGCACAGACAGCGCTGTACCGTCTGTATTGTCGTAGATAACAGGATCTGGACACAGAAACTCAAAACGAAAGTCGGAACTATTGATAAGCCGGTCAAAATCCATCTCGGAATCTGTCAGGTGGCCATTAACCAAGTATGAGTTACCGGCATTAGTGATCAGCTCAATAGCGATTGACCTTTGCCGGACAGCCGCCATAATCTCTTTGCGCTTCTCTTCTAGCTCCGCTTCATCTTCGCCGAATATACGCCCTTGTATAGACACTTTGCGCATACCGTAGAACTGTGAGGCGACGTAGCCGCCGTCTCTCTCAGTCAAGACGGCGCTACTCGTACGAATCTCAGGAATAGCAAAACCCTTTACTGTGTCCAGGTAAAACCTGCTCTCCCGATCGTTTATTACAAAGTTGTTTAGTTTAATGATCATCCTCTTGCTAACCTCCAGCCGATTTGCTCGATTACGTTATGCGCATCAACGTCGTTGTGTACTTCCATGTGTTGTATTGTAACACCGCCGCCACCGCCTCGGCTATTCCGGAAGGCGTTCGCGGTTTGTGTGGCAGTGTACACGTCAGCACCCTTTGGAAGGTTTACAAGCTCAGGGCCGCGCTCACCAACCAGTGTGACACCACCGGCGTAGTTCTTTGCGCCAAAGGCGAGGCGAGGCAAACCAACATGAGGAATACCAGGAATGTGCACGCCAGGAATCTTATTAATGATGCCGGCAGCACCGTTGATCATACTGATAAAGCTGTTGAGGCCGTTCTGTACCATACCTATGATGCTGTTAACGACACCACGGATAGTGCCGCCGATCATGTTACCAGCTACAGTACCGATTGGCCGGAAAAAGCTCGCAATAGCGTTGTATACGCCGCTTGCTACGCCGATGATGCTGTTTAACGCACCAGATGCCGCATTAGCCGCCCAGCCGAACACAGCGCCAAAGAAATTGCCGACACCAGAGAAAATACCCCGGATCTGCGCCCAGACGCCACCGAAAAAGCCAGCGATAGGCGACCACACAGCCATGACTACTGATGATGCAACTTGGAACACAGTTTGTATAAAGTTCGTCACAGCCTGGAAACCAGCAGAGATGCCGCCCCATAAGGCGTTTAGCACGGCCATAATCTGGTCTTTAAACGTGATCACAAGCCCGATAAGCAGCGAGAACGGCCAGAACATGATGGCAAGGATGGTCGGGCCCCAGTTTTGCAAGAAAGCGGTCACGTTGTTAAAGGCTGTAGTAATGGCGTTCCAAACATTGCTCAGCGCTTGGCCAATTCCAGTAAAGATACCAGTAAACCACTCAACCATGCCGCTCCAGGCGTTCTTGATCCACTCAACAGCGTTGCTAAAGATATGAAAGCGATTTTCAAGGTCAATCAAGAACGGAATCAGCGCCGCTATCACTGTTATGATCAAACCGAGCGGGTTGGTGCGTAGTACGGTGCTCAACGCCCCGATCACACTGCCAGCCTCTTTTACTTTCACGATAAGCTGCCCAAACCAGCCTATAACATGAGCCAATTTAAGTGCTACAAAGCCGGCTGCAACCATCTTAAGTACTGGTAACAATGCGGTGAGGATATTACCAAACGCTTCAATAACACCAGAGTCAGCAAGCTGCTTGATTACCTTTGTAAGCTCAGGCAATAGCTTTTGCCCAAAGTCAGTAGCCACAGTCTCTATTGTGCTCTTCAAGTTGTCTAGCGCACCGTTAAAGCCGCTATTCTGTGCCTTTGCCAAGTCCATAGCAGCACCAGAACGGCCCACAGCCTTTGACATGTCGTCGTATGACTTGCCGGCCGAATCAGCCAGGAAAGCGGCCGCACGGAAGGCGTCAGTACCAAAGATGGTAGCCAATGCTTGCTGCTTCTGCTCTTCAGACAGTCCTTTAAGTCCGTTTTGGAGGTTTTGGGCGAGCTGCCGCATACCAACAAACTTACCGCTAGCGTCGTAAGCATTAATGCCCAGCTGGTGCATAAGCTCAGAGGCCTTTTTACTCGGGTTAGCCAAGCTAATAAGCATCGTCTTAAGTGACGTACCAGCGTCAGAACCTTGCATACCGCGGTTAGCGAACAAACCAAGCGTGGTTACTGTGTCTTCTAATGACACACCAAACTGGCTGGCAACAGCTGCAGACTGTTGGAGGCCTAGAGAGAGGCCACGAATATCTGTAGCGGAGGCGTTAGCACCGTTAGCGAGAACGTCAGCGACCTTGCCGGCGTCGCTTCCTTTCAATTTGAAAGCGTTTAATGCTTGGGCTGCGATAGTAGCAGCGTCTGCTACGTCGATCTGGCCTGCTTTAGCGAGTGACATAACACCCTTTGATGCTGCAAGTGTATCGTTAACCGACAAACCAGCCTTTGATAGCTCTGTCATCGCGTTTGCGGCGTCCCTAGCACTCACGCCAGGCAAAGATGCATCTTGGCCCAACTCACGCGCTTTAGCGGCCACCATGGCCATCTGCTGCGCTGTAGCACCAGACACTGATTTAAAGATGTTTAGGCCCTGCTCATAGTCGCCGGCCATCTTCACGGAGGCTACACCAGCGGCTAATGCACCAGCGCCCACAAGCTTCATAGCCGAACCGACTGGCTCTAGGTGCTTTTTAAGCTTCCCAGAGGCGGCACTAACCCTGTCCATCTCTTGGGTGGCTTGGTCTCGTGCCTTGATAATGATCTGTATAGTATTAGCCATGGTTGTTTACGCTATTCTGGCGCATTGCCTTTTTATTCTCGTACTCGCTCCGCTTGTCTTCAAGATAGAATATTTTCATCATGTAATTCACCTCTGCGACTGGCTCGTCGTCCATCTCTTGGGCTGTTAGCCCAAACTCTTTACGATAACGCCGGCGAGTTAGCAAGTCCAATGTGGCTGCTTCCTTCGCCGGCCTATCGTAGTAAATGACGCGCTCCAAGTCGCTAACTATTTTGGGTCAGTAGCACCAACCGCCGCAACAATCACTTGTGAGGCTGCGGACACTGGCAAATCGTCCAGGTCGTCAGCTTCTGCGTCTACTAGCTCGCCGTTAAAGACGATCTTGCCGCCCACAAAGCCCTTTTTGACCATAGGTAGCAGCTGTGCTGTCTGGTCGTCTGTTAGCTCGCCGTCTGCGCTAGCTTCACCCTGGAAATTGCGTAACTCTGGCAGCTGCTTCATGGTTAGCGGCGCAATCTCAATGTAAGCGTCCTTCCATAGCTTGCCGTACTTGTCGGCTAGCATGGCTAGGCTAACTTTGGTTGCAAATTGTTGTGATAAACGGCCCATATTGGTTGGTGTCCTTTCATATTTAACTTATTAGTAACTTGCGGTGCTGTTCACCAGCTCTGCCTCAATCTGCGTGCCGTTAGCAGCAGAGAACAGGCCTTGCACGGTGAACTTCTCCATAACCACGTCATCAAGCCCTTGGTCGCGCTCCCACTCAGAGATAACGACAGCAGGCAAGGTGAACTTAAGCGAAGGGTTTTCATCCTTAGCTGTACCGATCTTGTCGTCGGTGTTTACCATTGAAAGCTCGAGTGCGTATTTGGTGTTCTTCAGCGATGCGTCTTTAAGTGTGTTGTCGCTATAGCGGCGCTCGCACTCAAAACTAACGTCAAAGGCTTTGTTGTGAATCTCAGCAGGAGTGACACTACCAGCTTCGTAGTAGGCCTCGGTGTTGCGCTCAATCTTCACCTTCGCGCTCTTGATCGATACGCGTGGTGCTGCTGCAAGGCCGGCTTTGTTAGCGGCCATCTTCAGCTGGCAGTACTTGCTGGTAAACTCAGCCTCAGACTCAACAAACGTGACGGTGCTTGTAGCAGGTACACCACGGCGGCCGATAAAGTCAGCGGTGTACTTAACGTACTCACCGGTAACAATATCAATTTCAAGGCTCTTAAGGCACGATAGCTCGTACTTAAGGTCAGCAGCTGGTGACTTTTCGAATATAGTCAGGCTTGGCGACAAGTTGCTGTTAAGGCGGGTAAAGTTATGCTTAAACGTACCAGCCTTTGCGCCGGCAGCGCTCGTAACTTGCCCAAGGGCTGCAAGCAGAATAAGCCCAAAGCTTTCTACTTGGATCTTACCCTCAATCTTGCCCTCGCTCCAAATTTGGGTAACGATGGCGTCGTTGTTTAGGTCAATAACGCCCATGGCGCTGTTGTTTAGTGCACTCTCGTGCTTGTCTTGCAGGTCGGCGCTCAGGTGAGGTATCCAGTGAGCAGCGGTAGCAGCAGCTGTGCCACGCGTGGTCTCTTTGGCGATACCATAGCTAATGCGTCGGCCGATAAAGTCGATGTTTGCCATTATTTGGCCTCCGTTTTACTGTTATCGTCTGATGTATCAGGCTCAGCCTCGACAGGCTCAGCCTCTTCAAACGTTTCTTTGATCATGTTATCAAACCTTAAAGCCGCCTCCTGTGCCGACGTAGCCTCTACAGTCGTGCCAGTCTCGGGGTTAAAGTAGATACGTTTTACTAATTGGTTATCGTTCATATTCATACTCCTACCTGATTATAAACAATTTACTAGTTACCTGTGTAGTGGTCGTAGCGCACTATAACATTGATAGTAGCCACCAAAGCCATCACTGGCTCTGTTGCAACGCTCCAGCCGGCAGACGTTGGCACAACGCCTAGTACACGGTCTTTACCGCGGTGTCGTAGCCCGTCTAGGTCTACCGTGTCGTCTATTGCGTCACGAATAAGCCCAGACAGTGTGCGCATGTTCTTAAAGTCCTCTGCGCGCTTGCTCTCGTCATCGTTCATGGGAATGATGGCAATGACGTTGAACCCTTCGCGTCGGTGCACTTCAGTGTTTTGCCCAAGTTCTGCTGGTGCGTCATCTGGCACAATCATCACAGCAGGGTAGCCCTGGTATTTATTTACTCCGTCGTCATAGTCTACAACCTCAGCAAACACAGGGTTGCCGTCGTCGTCACGGATGGCCTTTACTACCTCTACTAGCTTATTGCTGATCTTATTTTGCATGTTACGCCTCCAACTTACTTATTACGTTTGCTATAGCCCGTGCTGCGTACTCTTGTATTTGTGGCTCAGTCTCTTTGTACGTCTTCTCAATAAACGGCTGCGGCTGCGTACCCTTACGAGCAATCGAGCGGGCGACAACGAAAGGCGACACGTTGCCAAGCTTGGCGCGTACCCATCGTTGAAAGTCTTCATTTTTCCACGGTGGTATACGACTGCCTGGCTTGCGGCCCTTCTCAATTACCGGCGCGTACTTACTCAGCGGCGTAATCTTTGCCTCGCCATTGCCAACCGTACGCTGGATATTGCCCGCCAGACGCTGTGTAACACCCACAGGGGCGTTTTTACGCATAGATCGCTGCACTATTACCGAACCGTTAGCCAAGATGCGCTGGACAGCTCCAGAGGCCTCTCCGCGCCACCTACGGCCTAGGTGTGGTACGTTACCGGTATCAACCTTGATGTAGGTAGACATTACGCGGCAAGCTCCAGCACGTAATGTGAGTGAGTCACATTGTCAAAGTTTTCGTACGGGTTTAGCGCTTTGACGGCGTAGTTGCGCCCAGATTGATCAGTCACAGTGTCGTTTACCTTGATCTGGTCAGTATTGGCGTACATATCAAACGCTTTGTAAGCACTGATGTTATATGCCACGCTGTTCTCACGGCTCATAGGCAAGATAGTACATGGCACACCACTCATAACAGCCTGCGTCTTCTGCACCATCCCCTGCGTCTTCACAAGGCGCTTGACGGTCACGGTATGACGTAGCATGTTGGCGCTGATCATACCAAGAACCTCACAAACGGCGCTAATAGCGTTTGCTCTTTCTTTGATACGCTGTAGGTCTTCTGGTAGTTGCCTACACGCTCAGATGTGACTGTAGTGCCGCCGCTGCTAATCTCCTGCATCATGCCACGTACCATAAGGATAGCGGCCATCTTCACGGCTGCTGGCACGTCTACGAGCCCATACGTGTAAGTAATATGGAGTTGGTCGTAGTCTGTGCGCTCGTATTGGTCTTTATAGCCTGTAGTAGAGATGGTAACGCGGCCGGTCTTACTGTCTATACTGTAGCCGTGTACGTCAGTTAAATCAGCGTCTGTGGTCTCGTCGGTAATCCTACCGCGCTTGATCTTTGACACCTCTTTAATGTACACGTTGTCCAGGAATACCACAGGCCTGTAGTCTTGTATCTCTGTTTCTGTTTTCAATGAGCCGAACCACACACCTGTAATGTCATACAGCCACTGTGGCAGCATGTCAATGTACAGCTGTAGCTCAGCGTCTTTGTCGTTGCCGGTGATACCCAGCTGTTTCTTTATTTCGTCTAATGTAACTATTGCCATAGCTTTATTATCTCCTATAAACAGAAAAGGGGACAGCCTCCAGGCCATCCCCTTCGCAAGTCACAGCCTGTTGGCTATTTCTTGTCCTTGCCAGCACCTTCAGCAGGTGGCTGCTCGTCTTTACCAGCGGCTTCAGCTTCAGCCTTCGCCTTCTCTTCTGCTTCCATCTCGGTGAGTACCTTCTCGTATGGAAACTCTGGTTCATCCTCGAACACGGACAGTTCCCACTCACGAGCGGCGTACTGGTCGCCTGCCTTGTAGCGGGCAATCAGCGCGTCCTTTTCAACTTGCCACTCGGCTTTGTGCTCAGCAATGCGAGCAGCCTGCTCTCGGGCTTCCTCTTGCTCGTGAGTCTCAACGATCTTGTACCGTGGCTCGCCGTCAAAGTAAACCTTTGTCAGCATGTCCAGGTAGTCGAGCTTTTTTTGGGTTACGTGGTACAGGTGGTCACCTGGTACGTAAACGTCCAAACATTCAGTAAATACGATGTGTGCCATTTAGTGTGTCCTTTCTTTTAATTAAGCACCATTCACGCTTGCCATGACGAACCCGTCAGTGATCAGCGGGCTTGCGCCTGTTCGCTTCATCACGCGGAGGCTGTTGCGGCCACTTTCAAAGTCGCCGTTAGCATAACCAAAGTCAATGCGAACACCAGCAACGTCAGTGATCCAGAAACAGTTTTTGTTCACAAGCCACAGCTCGTCAAAGTTCATAGCAGTTGAATCAACCTCTACGAACGGAAGGCCAAGCAGCTTGTCGTATGGCAGGCCATCGCGAACGTCTTGGGTGTAGATGTAACGGCCTGTGGTGTCCTTGACAGTGTCAAGCTGCGTAACCAAGTTAGTGTTACCAACCCAGAAAGCGTTGCGGCGGTAGCTGATAGGCATAGCGCGGTAGGCTTTCTTCACAGCGTCGTAGTTAAGCGCTGCAACGTTAGCACCAAAGTTGATCTTCTGGCCTGCTGGCAAAGCGCTCTTGCGGGTACGAATACCACGTGGCTTGCTTGTGCCGTCACCAGCCAAGAAAGCAATGTTCTCTTGGTAGGCAATCTCTTCAGCGAGCTGCTTGGTCAAAAGCTGCTCAACAACGCTAAATGCGGCTGCGTCCTGCTGAAACTCTTCAGTAAGAGGCACAATACCGGTAAGCTTTTTAGCGACAATGTCGAACCCAGAGAAGGTTGCTTTTGTCTTGTTGTAGTTGGCCTCTTCAGCTGTCCAGGCTACTTGTGGCCGGCTAACTTGGCCAGGCACACGGAGGTTGGCAGGCGCGTTGCTAATAACGGTAGCGAACTGCCGGATAGGCGCAACGTCCACCATCTTCTCAACGATAGCTTTCTCAATGACAGTAGGCACGAGGTAACCACCGTCAGCCTGTGTGGTGACGTTCTGGCTATCTGCACGGTAACCCATGCGGCGTACCTCAACGTCAATGTCGGCGTACTCGCGAGCAACTTCGCTGTCGATGCGGCGTAGTTCCTGCGTGTTACCAGTACGAACAGCGTTGAACCATGCACGGGTCTGTGCGCGGCCTCGGTCGCTCTCGCTCATTTCTTTGTTGTGCTCGGTCATCTTGGCATGTCGGGCAGCACGTGCCTCAGCCTGCTTGCGAGCCTCTGCTTGGCGCTTTTCAATCTCTTCCGCCAATTGTTCCTTTGTGTAAGGCATTTACTTTTATTCCTTTGTTATCGTTACTTTAATAACCTAATGACTCATCACCTTCATCTTCGGCCAATTCCTTTTCAAATTCTGCAATGATGCGCTCGGCCTCTTCGTCGCTGATCGTCTCGGCTTCATCTACCTGTGTGCTGGCGTCCTCAGTGGCCGCTTTATCTTCGGTAGCTTCTGCCTCGGCTTTCGGCTCAGCTTCAGCTGGCGTATCCTCTTCGGTTTTGGCTTCTGCTTTTGGTGCAACTTCGGTGGCTAGCTTTTCTTGTAAAGCTGCTAGCTGCTCTTGTAATGGTTTCATAGCTTCTGCTATTACCGCTTGTAGTTCCTCTTTGTTCATACGTGCCCCTTTTGGTTTAGCTGTTGTATTGTCGAGGGCTGCCTCAAGCTTGCGTGCTTCGCTAAAGTAGCGTTTCATCAAGCCCCTTGCCTCCTCTTCAGATATACTACCATCATTAAGCGCACGAGTGGTAGCCCCTGTGTTAGAGGGAATACCAACCAGGCTAATCTCAAAGAGTTGGTTTTGGAGATACTCCAGCCCTTCGTTTACCAGGTTTTCAAACCCGACACTCCAGGTGCGTAGGAATCCACGCGACACTTTACCCCACGCCCAGTTACCGCCGTACTCGCTCATGTCGTCTACGTCGAACTGCACAATAGCATCGTGTGCCCGCTCGTCAGGTACTGGAATAATCTCCAGGACACGGCCGATATTGCTTGCTGCGTCGCTGTAGTGATCCAGCTGCACAGTTGGGTTGTCCATGTAGCGCTTAAAGTCCCAGCCGTCAAACTTCAGGCTAGTACCGTAGCTATCTACAGACTCATCAGTAAACCGGATACGCACGGTGTGGTTATCTTCATCTACTGATTGCGGTACGCTGTTACGTAAAATAATGTTCATGGTTTATCTCCTATACATATTCTAATTCTGATCCACTATCACTGGCAAGAGTACACAACGACAGTTTGGATGGCTTGGTGGGCCTACCATAGGCTCGTAGTCTACCTTAAGCGTGTGTGTTACTGGCTTGCCTGCTTTGCTGGTTGTCGTCACCTCTAGCCTGTCGCCTAGCTCCACAAATGGTTTGTTCAGCTCCACGATCTTGCCATTAAGGCTTTGGCAGAACGGGCAGGCGTCACCTAGCTTGGTGTGCCACTCTTTGCCGGTCACAATGTCTGAATCATCCCAACCATAAATGTCTGCCTGGCTGGCTGCTCGTACACTCTCTGTGCGCGCAATGCGGTCTGCCCGCTTGCTGCTCATGTCGCCAAAGATATTCTCAACACGGGCACGTAGTTCGTTACGGCTCTCGCCCTTGTCGATACCCTCGGCTAGCGTCAGCAGTATCTGCTTCTGGCTCTCGTCGTTAATGTCTACAGCGATCTTGCGTGCGCGCTGCTTCACAAACTCAGAAACGGCCGGCACGTCTTTAGGTGGTTTAAAGTTAGGCAGCTGTGCCCAAGCGTCCTTGATTTGATCTTTCATGAGTGTAGTGTATAGCGGCATAAGTGCGTCTTGTAGGTTAATATCCCACTGGTCGTCACTCATAATGAGCGCTAGCTGCTTGTAGACAGGGTCAATGTCACGCTTGGCCAAGCTGCGGTTGCCGTCTTCTACTTCGTTTAGCTCTGCAATGACAACCTTGCGCTGCGCCTCAAAGTGCTTGCGGGCAGCCTTCCTAAAGCCAGCCTCGTACTTATCTAGTCGTGGCTGCATGTCTGCCACCCGCTTTTCGCCTTGCTGGAATCTATCAGCGGCTCGCTTCTCTACCTTCTTTTTTTTTTGATCTGCTGCGCGCTTAAGCATAACGGCTAGCTCTCGGCGTGCACGTTTCTTGGCCTCTTCAGCGAGCTTTTTCTCGTCCTGCTCTTTATTGCCCTGCTCTTTGTCTTCGTCGCTCTCAGACGCTTCAGGCGCTTTGTCGTCAGCCTTTGGTGCTGGCTCGCTCTCTTCGCTCTTGCCAATCTCTACACGGCCAGACGGACGATACAGCACGTCACCACCTTCAATAGGCGGCAGGTCTAACGTCTTACGCACTTCATTAACCGTCATCCAGTTATTGATAGCAGCTGTGTTGGCACTAGCTTCTACGCTTGAGTCGCTCGGTATAAAGTCTACAAACGTAAGCTCGAGCGATGGATCGAACGGATCAATCACGTACTTATTGATAAAGTTACAGAAGGCACGGACACGTGGCAGTAGTGTGTACTTAGCAAAGTGATACTCTGCCGCTTCCATGTTAGCCCTGTTAGCCGACGTGATCATACCAAGCAGCGCTGGAGACACACGAAACATCGCCAGAATCTCGTCACGGCTCAATTTGCGGCCTTCTAGAAAATCCATATCCCGTTGGGTCAAAACGAATTGCTTAGCAGATGCGCCTCCACCAAGGATCATTGGCACATAAGCGTTTTGCCCACCACTGTAAAACTCGATAAGCTGCTGTTTTAGCCGCCTAAACGCTACGTCAGTCATCTGCTTTTCAGACTCGATGATCATGCTAGGCCGTGCGCTGTTAGCAAAAAAGCGCTGGTTGTAGTCTACAGCCTTATCGTCTGTATCTACTGCGCCAGCTGCGGCTTGAATAACAGACATACCATTGCGCGGGCTAGCTGGGTTAGGCCGGTAGTCACGGTAAAATTGGCGCTCTGTGTCTGTGTTCATCCAGTAGTAGTCACCATAGCGCATAATCTCATCGCCGGTGTCTTTGTTGATCTTGTACTCTACTAGGTGAGCAGGTAATACAGTAAGCGCTGCTGGTAGGCCTCGCATCTCTGTGTTTTCACCTGTAGGCACAATGTAGCTCTCGCCGTTTATATTCAGGTAGCTAGCGTGTAGGTATAGCATCTGCATACCATGCTGGCTGTCCGTTGGGCTCTGTAGCAAAGAGAGTATAGGGTGCTCGGTAATCGTGTTACGGTTGCCGTTCCTATCAGTCTTCACTAGCTGAAACTCAACACCACTGAAAGCTTCAGCGATAAAGTCGTTAGCAGCAAAAACCCAGCCTTTGTTGGCTGTGACTTGGCTTGCCTTGTCTTTGTATTCTTTTATCTTGCCGCCTTGGAATGACGGCATACCAGCGTTGTACGAATATACTCCGCCGTCATCGCTCAGGTAGTTAGCGCGTGATTCCGCCGGCTTCTCTTGCCGGTTTAGTACTGCGTCGTACACCCTTTGCAATAATCCTTTGTTATTGGTCATTAGCTTATCATCCTATTATTGTTAATAGCGAATCCAAATATCGCCCTCATCCTCGTTAGATATACCCATACAGATACTCCAGAACGAGTCACCGTGTCCCTCTGGAGACTCGAGCGCTTGCAAAGCGTTGTCTACCATGAGGAGTTGGCTCGTCTGCCTTTGCTCATTAATCAGGTTGATACGGTTGTTCGTTATGAGCATGTCTAGGTTGGCGGCCATCTTGGTTTGGTTTTTGGCGTTTAATGTTACCGGCTCCATAACAGGGTTTAGTAATCCCTGCTCAGCAAATCCCTCAAATTCAGCCCTAGTATTATCATAGTACAGTTTAGAGACGTTGAATAGTTCGCATATCTGGTTTAGCTCTTTGTACTGCTTCTCGTATTGCCAGCCGTCCATCCAGAATGAGTATATTTGGCGGTAGCTTATAATCTCGTCGCCGTCTTCTGTCTCGCTATATTTCTTGATGAATAGTGCGAGGTGGCTTGGGTGGCGTTTCTTGCCAATGTCAAAGCCGCCTACAACTACAGCGTCGGCTAGCACCTTGTTCCAGTCCTTTTTCTTCCAACACAGCTCTGTGGTCACACTCTCTAGTGCTTCACGGCTTATATAGCTGTCTTCGTTGTAGACAGGCTGCGCCATATACTCCTGGTTGAATGTCTTGTCGCCCTGTGCGGCCCTAATCTTCATAAGGTCATCAAACGTGTAAAAGTCAGGCCATAGCACCTTCTCAGCCTTCCAGTCTAGGATGGCCGGCGTAAACCATTGGGCAAATAGCGTGCTCAGTCCTTTATCAAAGAAAAAGTCATCGTTTGTCTGCGGCGTACCTACAACGTAACACTCACCGCCTTTGTTTACCATTGGCAGTAGCTCAGTAGATACGATACGGTTGATCTTACGAATAACGGTAGGCTTAAGCTTATTCTCGGGGTCTTTTAGTGGGTCGTCTACGTAGATAAGGTTGGCGTGGATACCGCGCTTAAAGGCGAGGAGGCCGGCTGGCTTTACGAGGAACTTGGGCGCTTTGTCGAGTGTTTGGTTTGGGCCTACTTTCGCAAAGCCAAGCACAGAGTCTGTTTGGCTCTTATAGTTGGTAAGTTCTGAATAGAATGGGTTAATTGCTACGAGGCTACGTACCTTTGATAAGTGGTAGGCTGCTAGCTCGCTGTTATAGCTAAAGTACCAGCCCTCTACCGGACTGCGTCGCTTCTCTCTCTTAAAGCGCAATAAGTGCCACATGAGACGGGCGTAGAGGCGTGTGCTCTTAAAGTGGCCACGTCCTGTGATATACATAGCGTATGGGTGTTTGTCCATGTGAGCACATACGTCAGCAACGTACTGCCCACTCACAAACTCATCTTGAAATGAGAGGGCGAATACATGGTTTACAAAGTAGTTAAAGTCATCAACTGCCCTGCGCTCTATCAGCTCCATCGCTGCTGCTGCTTTCAGTTCCAGCAACTCCCTGGATGATTCTTGTAAGCTCGTCATCGCTCATACCTTTAATTGAACCCGATATTTTCACAGTTGTTTCTGATTTGGTCGGTGCTTCAGCCCCTACAAGCTGTGCGGCTTGCTTTAGCGCTGCTAGTGCGTTTGCCCTTTCTCCGTTCTTCATAGCCTCGTAGTAGACGTGGTTTATCTTTTCAAGCTGCGTCTCCACAAAGTCTGGCATTTGCTCTTCGTATGAGGCCTTAATGCGCTTTTTGGCCGCCGCGATGTACTTTTGGGCTTGGCGCTCGCCAATGCCCCATTGCTGCTTGATGGTCTGCTTGATGATAGTGGTGCGTGCACCGTTCAGCATCTGCGATAATACCATCTCAAGCCGCATGTCCGTTATCTCTGCGTCTTTAATATCGTTTTTTGTTATATCTAGATGCTTAACTGGCGGCACTTTTGTCTCAGTGTCGCTTTTTGCATCTAGGCCGCGTTTCTTCGTCTTTGCCATAGTCACATTATACACCAAAAGAAAGAGACGCAACAATTGCTGCGTCTCACCATAAAGGAGGAATCTGGCAGCTGCGCCCACACACAGCTACCAAATATTCTACACCTTGTGCCAGTCTTTGCCAAGTACCCCTTTTGTACAGTCAAATACTTCGTCTGCGATATACCCACCTAGCTTATTGTCTTTGCGGTACACAATGTAGTTGTAACGTCGTGCAACCGCCTTTTGTTTTAAGCCTTCGAGTGTACCGTAGCTAAATACCTCGCCGTTACTCAGCCGGCGCGCTACCCACACGCCAGCTGGTATACCAATGCCTTTTGACTCCTCGTCACGGTACTTTA